TCTTGTAGCACCAGCTGCTAAACCAATACCAGGTATTAATGAACCAGCTATTTCAGATCCATAGGCAAGAGCTGGGTTTTCATCTTTAAATTTATCAATATCTGCTCTAATTTCTGTTAATAGTTCGTCATAACTTTTTGAGTCATTTATTTTGGATCTTACATAGGCTTCTATTTCATCTCCAAATCCAAGAGCTGTTCCTTGACCAAGAAACGATCTGACTAAGTTTGTGAAGTTTGATGTTTCGTTCTCAACTGGAGTTAATGTAGGTTTTGTAGGAGCTGCCATTTTAAATCTCTAAATCCTCCTTTGTCAATATGTGAAAGCCATTTATATTTACTTTGTCGTAAACTAAATCACCAACTTTAAGTTTACCATCTGACACAAGTTGATCGAACTCTTCATCGCTTTCGTATGTTGGGAAAATGCTACCTAGTTCTTGATCTGCAAATTGACCAAAACCAAGCAAGTTTTTGTTTTCAGCAAAATATTTTTCCATTAAATTAAATCTTCTTGTGTTGTAATCATTGATAGCTTGCATTCCAGCCACAATAATTTTATTACCTTCTTTAGTGTTTGCTAAATTAGGTGACGCAGATTTAAATAAGTTAGCCTCAAAGTCAGATGTGGCACCAGAACCCACTACCCTCATACGAGGAACAATATAGTTTGCTGTTGCAAAAAACACTTGTTGTGCGTTTAAATCTTTTGAATCTTCTAAAGATAAAAATCCTAATTCATCTAATTGTTTTCTTAGTGGTAAAAGAGCCTCTTGCAATGGGCCAGTTTTTAAATTTGGATCATCAAGTAGATTGGCTAATATTTCTAGTCGAGCATCTATCTCTTTTCCAGCGTTTATGGCATCTTGAGCTTTTGAAATTGCTTTATAACCCTCAGTTATTCCACCTTTAACAAATTCTGATTCTTGAGTTTGATCTATATTAATTCCACCAGCACTTGCTAACTCAAGAGCTTTTTCAGCATATTCAGCAGAACCAGGAATTAAATTTGGATACACTACTGACATTTTTTTCTCTAATGCTGTTCTATCATCTTTTGAAGTTATTTGTAAAAGAGCTAACTCATTAGATAATGTGTCTTGCACTTTTTGATAATCAAATTTTTCTTTTTCAAGTTGAGCTTCTTTCTCTTTTTCATCTGCCTCCATCATGTAGCCTAAGCCTTGTGCTAATCCTTGTCCTAATGAGATAGGAGTTGCTGAATATCCACTTGCTTCTAGTAAACCTCTTGCAAGGCCAACACCTTGAGGAGTCGATGCGAAATCAAGTAAATTTTGACCTAATTGATTAATTGGAACTTTTGGTCTTGGAGCTGGTTTTGCGTATTGATTTACTGCACCTTGTTGCATTCCAGTGGCAAAAGTGTTCTGTGGAGTCATTGAATTGTTTAGAGTAGAATTTATTGTGTTTCCTCCAGGTGCGTTAGCACCCATACCAATTGTGTTCAAAGCTGAAAATCTTCCACCAGGATTGTTTGCCATTGGATTAAGGACTGAATATTGTCCACCTGGATTAGCAGCTCCCATTGACATACCACCAACATTCATAGCTGAGTATGATCTAGGTGTTGTGTTAACAGAAAATGGTACAGTTCTTAATGGTGTTGTGTTTAAATTATTTGGAATAAGACCTCTGTTTTTTAAAGCTAAAGCTACCATTAAAAGAAACCTCCAAGTAATCCACCACCAATTGCACCTAGACCTGGTGTCAATCCTGGTATCATACCAGCAATGTTAGCTCCTGTTAATGCACCACCTAGTAAACCAGCTCCTGTGTTTCTAAAAATTGGTTGTGTTGAAACTGTTGTTGTTGGTACTGGAGCTCCCAAAGCACCTAAATATTGATTTAATTTTATATATGGTTGTTGTTGACTATAATCAAACCTTGCAATTGCATCTTGTAATTTTGCCATTTCAAGAGATTCTCTATCTTGACCAACTTGTTGCAATCTTGCGATATCATTAAAGTCCATCTCACCTAATTGAGGTGCAATTTGTGTTGCTTGAAATTGTCTATCTCTCTCTCTATTAAATTGATCACCATAAACTTGATTTGCAAGCTGACCTAAACTTCTTGATAAAATCTCTTGATTTGCACCTGATCCTAATCGACCAGCTTTGCTAAATTGTGATTGGACTTGAGATGTCACATCACCAGCCATTTGATTAAATAATGCTTGTGAATAAGGATTTGTTGTTGGCGATAAATAATCACCTGATAAAACTCTGTTAATTTCTTGTTGAGATGATCCTAATAGTGGATTGCCTTGTAGAGCTCTTGCTGTTGCAAGTTGTAAAGATGCTTCTGTTTCAGGTGCGAAATCTACAAAAGTATTATTAGGAAAAAATGATGGTACATTTGGGTTTTCATACAAATCTTGTGCTGCGTCAACAGCTTGTTGATAGTATGGCCTAATAAACTCTGATGGCTCACTACTTGATGTGGTTGTTACATTTGTTGGGTTTGATCCTTTTGACATGATTATATTTCCTTGTTTAACAAATATGCTTTTATTTTGTATCCTTTCAATTTACGCACCCAACCTTTTCGACCAGCTACTTCGATATGAGTACAATTTTCTTTTTTTGCAAATTTTTCTATTAAAATTTGTATTCTTTCTAACCAATTATTTAGGTTTGTACCACCAGCTAAAAAGTATCTTAACACTTTAGTTTGTGGGTACGATGCTATTTCTGTCACAACTGCACTTTCAACTTTTTTGTTATTCCAGCTAATAAATAGCTGCATACGATCTTCTAATATTCCATCAAGAATATCTTTTGAAAGATATGTTTCGTCTAGTGCTTTCTCAATTAAGGGTTTTATTTCGTTCCAAATCAATTTTAAATCTTCTTTAGGCACTCTCGTTACCACATTATCCAATAATGCAGTATGCGAGGCTTTGATCGGTGTTACCTGAGCTTGCATGAGTTAAAGTTGCACTCCCATTTGCTCTTGCAGAGACATGAAGTCCATTTAGAGCTGTTCTACCATTTGCTGTGGTAGGCATAAATAAAATAACAGAATTGCCACTAATTCTAGCATCTGTTAAAGTTGATGATGTTGCACTTGCAGTTAATGTAATTGTGCCTGTGCTATTCAGCTTTCCATCTATAGTATTGTTTAATGATGTTGAAACTAATCTTAAATGTTGACTTGTATCTGGTATCGATAAAGGAACTGTTGGAAACTGATTATCTGCCACCTTCAGGTCTCGCTTCTATATCAACTCCAGACATCGTGTCAAAGTTGCCATTAACACTCACTCTTATGCGATGATACCTAGAGGTGGATCGTAAAGGACAAGTGCCAGTATCGTTTGTGTTAACAGCAGATCCAGTTGAGGTTGTATCAAGTTGTGACTGCCTTGTTATTGGAGTAACAGTAACAGTGGTGTTAGTTGTACCATCCACTATTGGTCTACACTCAATTAAGGTTGATCTCTTACCTTTTGCACCTTCAAATTCTGTAGTGTCTACTGTAGCAGACAAACTGTTTGCAATAAATTTTCCAAACTTATTTGCTGAATTAAAACCAGCAAGACCAACAATACCTTCTTTGTAGAAGTATGAGTCTAGTGATTTTGGTAAATTGTCTAAGTCTCCTAACACATCGAGGCTTTCAAGCGTTGTGAATGCTTCTTGCGATGCACTTGCAATAAACTCTAAATCTTGACCACTACCAGTTGACCATTTATTCACTGCATAGTTGTATATTAATAATTTGTTATTTGTAGTTCCTGTTGCACCTGATCCACGATATGACCAAACAACAATACTATTGTTGGGATCAACAGCAGATGTTATTCCATCCAGGTTAGATGACAAATCATCAAAGAAAAAATTATCAACTTTACCATTGCCAATAGGTGTTAATTGTTGTCCACCAGTTAATTTGTAAAAACCATCTTGTGCTAAAAAGAAAACCATGTTTCCATAAGAAGCTACAGACTTAGGTGCAAATGCACCAATATTGTCTGCTATTTTGTCAAACTGAAACACTAATGGAACACCCACATAAGACATTCTGTAGATAGCTTTTTCCATAAAGATCACACCAGCAGATTCACCACCTACGATGGCTTGAATATTACCATGACTACCCACAATATCTTGGAAACCAGATTGCGTTGCCTGACTAGGAGTCCATGTGGAACTATCGTTTAGTCCTGACCATTTAACTCTTTGATTGTAAACTGTGCCTGACTCGTTGGTGTAACCAGCCACCACAAAGTCTCTAATTACTGCTATGTATTTTGCTTTAAGAGCTACAAGATCACTAAATGCACTACTTGTGCCTTCTGTAAATTTTTGAATATTATCTGCAAAGTTGGTTGCAATGATGTTCGCACCAAACTGTGTGAAGGCCCAAAAGTCTCTAGCATTCTCTGTGGTGGAGTTATTATAGCCACCAGCTTTACTTTTATCTTGAAAGACTAAAGAGGAGTCCATCTGATAAAGTTTTGATCTGTCGCCAGCATAGTTAGTAGAACCACTAGCACTAAAACTTGTGAATAATCCAACTGCTGCATTATTTAATCCTGTGCCACTTAATGCTTGGAAGCCAGCAAGGCTTTTATAACCTTTTGCTAAAGGTAAAACATTATCAACAACTAAAGCTCCTGAGTTTTGATAACTTGGTAAATCAGCTTGAAGATCGCCAAATTCAATCATTTATGCCACCTGAGGTGTCGACATCTGTAGAGGCGAGGATGTGGTGGAACCTCTTGATGATGTCTCATTAGCATTTTTCAGAGCCTCTTTGTAAAGATTACCCCAAGTGTTTATTCTTTCATCTTGCATAATAAATGGTGCAGACTCAGCTAAAGCACCATACAAGTATAACTCTGGATAATTAGTTAAAATTGTGTTTGTAGCATTACTATCTGATAATGCTGTTAAAGTTTTATAATAATTTATTTGTAAAGTTGTAGCTGTGTCAGGTGCTACACCTAAAAGGATATCTGTACCAACAATTGTAAAAAATGTAGGTTTGCCTCTACTTTGACTAGAATTGTATTTATTGTAAAAGTCACTATTACTTAAAAATCTTAAAGTGCAATATGGATCGCTTTGAAATATCACAGTCGTTGCCTCTAAATAACCACTTGGAAGTGCATAATTTTGAGTGCCAGAAACAGTTGTTATTGAAGTATCAGTGTTAACCATCTCTCTCACTCTTAATTCTCTATTTAATCGAGCCTCTGTCAATCTAATAAAGTCTGCAAGATTAGCTGTTAAATCACTTCTATTCAAATAAGTTGATATAGTGGACTTTAAATTATCAAATGTGTCTAATGCCATTTATAAGTTTCCTGTGTATATTCTAAAATGTTTATTATCAGAGTCGTTTAACCATCGAAAAAATCTAGTTTTGTCTAACACTTTACCATTTAAAGCTAAAATACCTTGTTTAGCTAATTGATGAACAACTATGTTTGGTAGTCTTGCAACACGATAACCTTTTTCGTTTTGCATTGCTTTTGATTTATAAGCACCTTCATTTTGAGCTAATTTATTAGCGTCTAATATTTCTTTAATAGTTGCTTCATCTTGATAGTTTTCAATGTGAAATTTATTCTCAGCTTCATCAACAATCAAATTTGTTTTAACTGCTGCTTGATCATTAGGATCATTAAGTGAGAATTTTTTTGACATTACTTTATTGCTTTTGAGATCATCATATCAATAGTGTCATTAACCTCAAGTCCTTGATTACTTCTCATGCTTAACATTGGATCGTATTTTCTATCGCCAGGAGATGTTTGTTTTGATTGTTTTTTACCAAGACCTTTTGATATTGTTTGATCTTTCTTTATTGAGTTAGCAACAACTTTATATAATTTTGATGTGTGTTTTTTGTTAGAAAATATTGCCATAATTACCTTTCTTTTTTTAAATGGGAGGGCAAAAAAACCCTCCCAATCCTTTATAACTAATAAATATTAGCTTAGGTTAAATATTCCAAAGTTTGCATTTGGTGCTTTAGCACATAAAGTGTACTCACATAAGAGTAACTTCTTGTCAGAGTCACCAGTCTTTGCAAGATCAGTAGTTTGGAAAGGGCGTAGGAAATCTACACTCCACATATCCATTTGAAGGATATCTACTCTGTTTGCTTGTTGGTGTCTGTTTGGCACAAACGCAACCTCACCGAAATCTGACACATAAATATCTGTTGTGCCGATAGAGACTTTATCTGAGGCATCTTTGTACTTTGTAGCCACACCATTAAAAGCTGAAGCTAATTGTTTGTGTGTTGGCGACATCATAACTGTCTCAGGCTCGCCTCCCAGTTCAAAGGCAGTTAAAAGACCAGTCTTTAAAAGTGCCTCTGTGAAAGTTCTGTTAGTTCCACCAGCTATAGCTGTTGAACCATCACCAGCTGGTGTTGCTGATAAAGAACCATTTTTTGAGAAGTTGCCAGCTGCACTTGATGTACCAGGTTTGTTACCACCATACCATGTACCAACTGATGCAAGTTCTCTTGCTGTTGAGCTATTTCCAGCTACTTTTGCGTTTTCTACACCAACAAAAGCTCTTTCCATATCTCTCTTTAGTTCTTTACCCATTTTTGCCAACTGATATGCCATTTGTGTTGACATTCCAGCATTGTCGACTGCATCATCTGTACCAGAGATTGTTACTGATTTTGCAGAAATTTGGGTTCTGTTATTTAATCTGACAGTGGCTGTTCTAGCTTCACCATCATAATCGTCACCTTCGATTTGTGCGTTTGCAGCAGCATCTGCAAGGGAGTCTGTCTGCCACTCATATAAAGTTGAGGTCGCAGTTCCCTTAGCTGCATTGCTCATAAAAGGAGTCTCTGAGGGTGAAATATTGTAAATCACATCAGCTAAATCTTCTCTTATTGAGTTTGCACCATCGTAGGAGTCGAAAGTATTGGTCGGTTGACTCATTACTTATTCCTTTCTATGTGTTGTTATTTAGAGAACATCTGTTGAAAAACATTTGCAGCGTCTTGCACTGATCCTGATTTCTTCAGATTTGCTTTTTGAGATTTTAACTTTCTAACATTATCATCATCATCACTAATTTTTGGACTACTTGAGCTTACAACTTTTGAAACTTTTTTAACTTTTTTACTTTTCAAATCAGCATTTTTTTTGATTTGATTGTATCTAAAAGCGTCAGTTAAAAGCATTATGGCTCTGTGATCGACTAGCATAGCTATTTCTTGATCTTTAAAACCTTGTGACCTGGCAAATTCGACTAAATTGCTTCTAAATGCAGGCCCTTTTTTCTCGTCAGCATAAATAGGAAGTTTTTGTTTGAGTATTTTTTTCTCGTTCTCAACAAATTTAAGATAGTTGTCGTCAGCTTCTTTTTGTTTTTCGGCAAGTATTCTTTCTCGTTCCAACTTTGCCTCTGCTTTTGTCGACTCTATTTTATCCTGTTCTGCTTTGACTCGAACATATTCAGCTGGATTCTCTTTGTAGAGTTTATCCAAATTCATATTAGGTTGATTATTGTTCAC